TCTAGTTCTTCCTTGCTAATGCCACGGTCTTCTAGGTTCCGTCCGATACCTATTGTGTCAATACCCAAGGTATCTTTATATACCTGTAGGCGCAAACCTTCATGCACAATAAGTTTTTCGATTAGTTTGCTTTTGTCATATTTCATTTTTCATGCCCCATCCAAACGGCAAACGCACCAGTCATTGCGCCTGTTACAACGCTAACTAAAGCGGATTGTTGTGTTGTAGGGTCTGGTAACGTCATAAACCACTCCACTACCCGCCAAGCGGATATTGACATCATAATCATCATCAATCGGGGAAGTAGCTTCCACGCCAGAACTCGTTCCATTACCAGTGTCATTATTCTTCCTCGCTTGATTTTCTGTAGTTTGTTGATGGGCTGCCCACATAACCATTATTTCTTTCCAAAGAATTTTGTAGCGCTACGTACCCCAAAAGAAGCCGCAACGATAACTCCCAAGGAATATTGATACCACTCAGGCATTGCTTCCAGTTGGGCGAATCCATTCTTTACTACTTCTTCCATACCTGGAATGAACGCAAGAATGAGAGGAATGCTGAACAGTATCGTAAGCCACTCGTCTTTCCACGAGTTAGCCGACCCTTTAGCCATTTCCAAATCCCAATCAATCTCGCCAGTTGCCTTTTTTTCCATGATGACAGCTTCCGCTTTAGCTTTCGCCACTTTGGTAGCAGTCTCTGCTTTAGTCTTTTCAACTTTTCCATTGATCCAAGTTCCTGCCAGTTCAGCGACTGGTCCTATTAGCAAATTGAGCATAACGATCCTCTATAATGTATTTGAGATATTCCAGTCTGTCTTCCCAATCTGGCATCTCTTCACGTAACAACTTTATGTTACGATCCTCTGCGAAATCTTGCAGTCTTCTTTGCAATTGATTTTGGCTGTCGTACAAACTGTTTTCCTGCACGTGTACCTTCCCGCTTTGCTTTTGTTGTTGCTGCATACTCTGCTGGGCTTAATGCTTTAATGGCTTTCTCAGGCAAATATCTCTCACCTGTCTTACCAGAAGGTTGACCAGACTTTGTACGCCACTTCTGCTTTGTCCATCTTTTCAGGCTTCGTTGTGACTTTGCAAGTGCCATTACACCATTCCCCTACGTGCCATTCCCCAATAGACAAGACCACCTAATATACCCACTGCTATCATACTAGATAGTATTATTACAACAATCTCTACAAACTTCTGCCTACGTTCACGTTGGCGATACAAAGTTTCCTGCCTTTGTTTTCTTATGTCGGCTTCCATACGAATAAGTTGATCCCATTTGGACTGACCCATCGTATACTGTATCCACGTCTTTAATTCTTCTCTTTGCTTTTCTGCTTTAGTCTTTGCAGCAAAGGCTTCCATAGCCTCTTGTTCGACAGACGAACCTGCAAACAGTTTTTTAAATATTGGAGGGTTCTTTGCTTCCTTCTCTGCCTGTTCCAAATCAGACAGTGCGCCCATCCAGCGTCCTAAGTCTGACGCCATCTGCTCTATGTCACGGCCTACTTGAAAGCCTTGTTTAATAGTATTGAACGCTGCAGATGCGGTCGCCATCGCAGTAATCGGGTCCATTTAGTATATCCTTACGTTGTCGGGGTTAACGTATTTGGGTACACAGTAAGCTGTCACCCGGTCTTTTGGGTCTACAAGATTACGGTACTGGTAGTTACCGTATCTCTTTGATAATTCTTTTGCAAAGAAGTTGCACCGTTCTATGTTCCAAAAGTACATATCGTTGCTAACGGGTTGCCTAAACTCTCCTGTACCTAGAAACACAAGAAGCAGGAATACATGTTCCATATCATTTGTAGCCACCACCTGCTGCTTTGTATTCACGTGCCAGCATCTGTGCCTTACGTGCTGACCACTGACCTGGTTTACCACCTTTGCTGCCAGCTTTAATCTTTTCAAATAATCTTTTTCTTAATGCTGGCTTAGTGTAGTTGCCAGCTTCATTAACTCTACTCTTGCTCTTCTTTTTAGTGACCTTCGGTTTGCTAGTTTTTCTAACGCTGCCACCTTTCTTGTATTCTTTTTGTTCCTTCTCCACGCCGCTAATCGTGCCTCTTTGTGCTGCCCCGTAGAAAACTCTCTCACCTTTTTTCTCCCCATATTGCTTGGTCATAGCAGATTTAATCTTTTTTCCTTTAGGTGTAAGCGGCATCTCCTTTAACTCCGTTGCGGCATATATGATTCTTTAAGTTTTACAGTAACAGTTACGGCACTGCCTACACTGGCAAGGCCACGCAATTTGTCACCCTTAAACAACCACAATGGGTCATCGTTAATCTGAAGCAGTGAATTACCTAGCAATTCAACATTTTCAGCAAGGGTATAGTATGTAGCACTTTGGTTATCATACCAATCTAAACTGAATGTCACGTTAGACGAACTAGCATTATTAATGTAGATATTATCTACCTCTGCTTCATAGTTAGATGGCACAGTATAAATATCTGCATTGCTTGTGGTCAGTTCAAGTCCAACGGTGCGGTTCTTTGTTTCCATATTAGTTCTCTATGTAAAGAATGTCCATTGAAGCAGCTACACGTAAGTCTGCATTTGAACTAGTGGCTACAGCGCGAAACTCAATGTCTGTCTTTTCCGAAATAGGTTCAGGCGTAATGTAGTTCTGATGAAATGCTGCCTGAAACAAATCAAACTTATTTTTAACACGGAACACGCCATTCTCTTCTCGTGTAAGATAGCGCATCGTAGCGACCTTGTTGTTCTGTTCTGTAAATGCAGTAGCGTCTAGTGCTAGTAGATATGCCGTATATCCAGCAGGTACAGTCCACACTGTCATCAGGGTTTGATTTTCACCATTGGTAATCTGTGCATAAGTAGTGCCACCATTGGCTACAGTTACGTCATCAGTGGGAGCAGTAGACCCCGCTATGAAACAGCGATTAACCCGTAGAAATGTTTGGGTTGTTGTAGCTGTACCACTACCAGCCAGTGTGACAGTCTCGTTGACTTCATTATAATCAGCATCCAGACCACCTACATTTACCTGCACACCATTATCCGTAGCACCTGCACCGCTAGTCACTGTCATAGCCACAGCACTGGATGGGTAAGTGTATATACCACCACCATCCCAAATGGTTTCTTCCACGTCTTGAATTTCAGGATTGTGACCAAACTTGAATATGCGTTTGTGACCATTTACAAGACCACGGGATACCTGTACAAAGTAGGGGTAGTAACCAACACCCCCACCCATTCCAATCAATTGTGGGTAGCTTGTTATACTCATTGTCTATCCAAAATATGCTTTAGGCTTGTTCCGCTTATTCACATTTTTCTTGTGAACACCCGGACGCCTAATGCGCTTCTTCTTCATAAAACTATTGGCGTATTGCTTTGCCATTACTTCTTCTTCTTAGCCATCCCACCACGCATCATCATTTTCTTTTTAGCAGCCATCTTAGCCATGCCACCGCCGCGCATTCGCTTCTTGGCAACTCCTCCACGCATCATTTTCTTCGCTGCTACTTTTGTCTTGCCCTTCATTTCTCAATCTCCGTCTGTCTATAACTAATGAGTGAAATACTTCTACGGGAAACTTTAAGTAGTAGCCACTCTTTTCTAAACTCAATGCTGCATCGTCCAATACAGATAGTCTCTGCACAAATACCATGCAGTATGTCAAGGAATTATCGACTACCCCATCTTCAATGAGAAAGTCCAGACCAGCCTTCTCAGCGTCATAGTCTGGATGAAATACCATTAAGTGTAAGTCAGTACCTGACACTGACATTGCTTCGTTAACACCGTCACAGAAACCATCCAGATATTCCATGTCGGGTAAGTATTCACTAGCCCACACAACTATGTCATAGTCATGTTTATCAAAGTCACGCACAGACTGTACCAGTCCATCTATGCCAGTGTTGATGCTAAAAGTAACCTTGTCATCAGCCCATGCCTGTTTAGCATAGGGGCAAGGTGGTAGTCCATTTAACTTGTCGTTAGGTATTTCAAGAAAGTTTTTAGACCAATTACGTATGTCTTTTTCTACAGGATGCACCGTTATACGTCAAATCCCATGTTACGTACAGCATCCCGTCCTTTAGATGTGGAGGCCAATTTACGCAAGCCTGTGTTTGGCAACTTGTCAGTAACACTGCCACCAGCAGCATACATATGCTCTTTACCATTGGCAACACCACCGCGCATCATGCCCTTCTTCATCTTTTTAATCTTGTCCTTTGGCATAGAACTAACACCGATTGACACAACAGTTACCATATCATCTTTCTTGTTCTTAGCCATTAGTATTTTCCTTTGCGTGACTTCGGGCTAGACTTTGTACTGCCACCCGGACCTTTCCATAAATGCCGACATGCCCAATAGCGAGCAGTCAACTTGTCATTCGCTGTATCACAGTTGTGCCTAGCACGAAACGACTTACGCGCCGCAGCACTATAGTTGTGACCATAGCCTGTAGCACCAAAATGTATCAACTTAACTTTATCACCGTCTTTGGCAAGAACCATCATCTTCTTACCTTCACGGTTTGACTTAATCGGTTTGTTATAACCTGGAAACTTTGTACCGCGATATTCAATAGTCATACGGATGAACCTTTTTTTAGTTCTTCACACTTCCACATAAATTGTACAGGAACACGTGGGAGAGTCGGTGTAATACTTGCCACCATCTCTTCAACACGGACTAGACATTCTTCTTCGGTTTTGTACGGGCCTCTATTGTCTGTAAACTGTACACAGTCATCCCGTGTCATCAGACTGCACACCAGTACCATTGCTGTCAGCATCGTCTGTCCACCCTTCCATACGCATTGCCCACTCTACGTGTTCTAATGTGAAAGGGCGGCCATAATGGGCTTCTACTGCCTTACGTACATAAAATACATCGCTATGAGGTATGTGTAATCTATCTAATGTGTTCGTTCTAATTGCTTCATAGAATGCTTCAAGAACATCGTCTGTATATAGTTTTACAGATTTTTTCGCCATTGTCAACTACTTTTTTGAAAATACGGAATTTAGTCCATATGGGGTATATTGAATGTAACATTAAATGTCTTTAACAAGTTTATCTATATTTAATGTTTTCATTTAATGTCTTTAACATCTAATGTTCTTACATCTATGTTTCTTTATTTAATGTAGAACATCTAATGTTTTATTTTATATATGTTATACCATACCCCGAAAATCGTGTCAAGCACAAACTGCATATGTCGCAGCAATTATCATAAGTTGCCTATTTTTTAGGCACTGTTGCACAATACTTGTGCATAGGTTGTGTATGAGTTGCCTTTGTGGTTAACACTTAATTTTCCCAATCTGTGTATTTCTCCATATATACGTACGTATACCCGGGGTGTGGCCCCTG